TACTTACCGTTTTGTTCACCGTAGTATCCCACCTTTCTTTTTTTCTTTCTTTCTTTCTTTCTTGTGTCCCTCTTGCAAGTTTGTCCCGACTAGGGACTCCTTTTCCTGTCTCTTGCTTGTGTCCCTCTTGCAAACTTGTCCCGTCTAGGGACTCATTTCCAAAGCGTAACGAAGTGAAGCGAAAATTTTTTTCGGTTTAAAAAAAAAGGTAGGGGGCGTCACCCCCCTTTCCCTTCCCTTGTTCTTTTATACTTTCCAAACGCGATAGATGATGCCACATGCTCCCGCGATTGTGCCGCTTGGTTGGAATTCTTCCTGCTTGCGGGTTACAACTTTAAAGTCTTTCGTTCTTGCATACGCTGTGCATGCGCTGCGCTCTTTATCGCCGTAAGCCAAAAAGCTTTCGCCGCTTCTTAGCTCTTGCATAAATCCCCATACCGAATTTAGGCGGTCATTTTTGTCTGGTATTGGAATGTCAGCGGTTATCAGGCGGTCATGTCTGATTTGTGTTGCTAACTTGCGGGGCACTTTGTTTCCGTTTCCGATCAGGCTCATTTGTTTGTTCCCTCTTGTTCAATAGTTGCTTCCAACAGCTCCAGAATACGCATCAATTCTGCTTCCGCTGCATTCCATCCTCGGCAGCAAGTCCACTGCGCCAAGTCTTCAATTTGTTCTCTTATGCCGTTAGTTAAATCCGCTTTACGAAATTTCGTATCCTCTATGAAATCGTACTGTGCCGCAGAAACTTTTAACATTTGTTTTACCTTGAACATGTGTCCATCCTTTATTTGCATTTCTCACCGTAGTTGCACCCCCCACCCTTCAGCGGGGGGCCGTTGTTTATGCTTCGCGGTACACTTCTCCTTGTGCTGCCGCATTCAGTGTCTCTTGAATGTCTGCCTCAAGTTTGGCGGTGGCGTCTGCCTCGTTGGCGTTTGCAATGGTCAAGTGTGCGGTGTTCGTGACACCCAAGGCGTGCAATTCGTCAAGCTCTGCTTGCGTGATAGAATGCGGGGTAGTGTCGGGGTTGATTGGGGCGTTGCCATGTCTTGGCTCACCATATGCCAGAACTGGAAGGCCATCTTTCGGCCCCACTGTCTTCTCCATATGATAGGATTTCGCGGCGGCAATCAATTCATTGAACAATTTCAGCTTGTAGTCTGCCACTTTTAGCTGCTCGTACTCTGCGAGATAGGCTGGACTGCTGGTGCCTTGTGTGCTAGCTATCTGCACGCTAGCCTGCTTTTTTGCCAGCCAACCTGTAATTCCCTGCGGAATTCCTTTTGGGTTGTTTCCGTTCAACTCATACCAAGCGCAATCAATGATCTTTTTTGAGACGCGCGCGCGTTCAAAGTTGGTACAGTCTTCCACTTTCCATGAGCCGTGACGCTCCAGTTCGTGCGTATAATCAAGGCTGTTCATAAATACGTGCAAGCCCTCGGTCACGGTGGGGTTGTCAATGGTGTTCTCAAGGTACGCTACGCGCTTGGCTAGTGTCTCAATCTGGGTGTTTGCTTCTGCGAGTGTCAACTTTTTCATTTGTTCATACTTTCCAATTGTTAGACGCGCTAACGTCTGATTAATCCCACTTACTATTCCTACCCCAACATTGCCTGAGGCGCAGGGCGGGTGGGTGTGCCTTTTGGCGGGGTCTTCTTGCAACGTGCAAATTACGTTGTCCTAGCCCTCTTGGGCCCAGAAGCTTCTGCCCCCAAGGGCAGTTGCTTTGCAGTGAATTGACGCGCAAAAGGAAGGTTTTTCTAGCTGGCGATCGCCCTGACCTCTTTCTTGGTCAGGTTAACAGCGAGCGCAACATCAAGACTCTGCGAAAAACACTCTTTTGCGTGTCCATTCATATGACAGCGTAATTTGTTCGTTGTAGACCCCTCTTGCCAAAAGGTGCCCCACACGACCTGTGTTTCAGGTAATGTAAAAAAGCATATTCTTTTAAGAATATTCAATTTTCTTAATCCTTCCTTCCTTTCCTTTTGTTTCTTCTCTTTCTTTTACTTCCCTTTCTTTTCCTTCTTTCTTTTAAACAGAAAGCTGTGGGAGTTTGAGGCGGCGAGAACGCCTCATATGTCGCATCGCGGCATTCAGCTACATCAGCAACAAGCGCCACCTCACCGTAGTAGCGCAACGCCAGCCACGAACAAAAAAGAATGATAAAAAGAAAGGGCGAAGCACTAATACCTATGAAAGACATTTCTTAAAAGAATAATATGTACGGGCCATAGCCCGTTCCTTAGCCCCGCAGGGCTTTGATGACCGTAAGGAATAGCCCTTGTACTCACCCTTTAGGGTCAAGACCCCTTGAGGGCTTGATTCATGAGTGGAAGGTTAACAGCTCCAACTTACTATCTTTGTGCGTTGACATGGGCTTATTTTAAAGGGCATTGATGGGGGAGAGAGGGAGAGGGGGCAGCAATGAATGACATAGCTAAGATTAGGAAGCTTACTAAGAGACAGAGTGCTCTAGTTGATACGCTTGTAGCTACGGGCTGTAGTATTAAGAGTGCAGCAGAAGAGGCTGGATATGCTGCAGGAGAATCAGGAAGAGTGAGTGCTTCCAAGACGTTACGGTTAGCTCACGTTCAAGAGTACATGATGACGCGGATTAGTGAGACTATGGGATTAAACGCTACGGTTGCTGCGGCGAGGGTACTTCGTTTAGCACAAGGAGCCAAGTCCGAGTACGTGCAGTTGGAGGCTAGTAAAGATATCCTAGATCGCGCAGGGTTTAAGCCTATAGATAGATCACAGGTGCAGATAGCTGGTGACATTCGGGTGTCTATTGACCTGAGCTAGCCCATGTTATTTCCTTGTTTTGTCCTATCGCCCAGAGAATTCATTCATTAGGGGTGGGGGGGTCAAAACTTGCCTATTCCTACCTCCATGTGGTCTACCACTCTCATTTTTCTGCTCTAAGGCTCCACAACAATTTGTGCGTTTCATTATTTAGTTGGTTTAGGTAAGGGATAGAAAAAGGAGATTACTATGGCTGAGATCAGAGACGAAGAACGAAAAAAAAGAAACAAAGTTATGTACAAAATTAACGCTGAAAGGGGCCCTAAATTATCTGAGCCTGATGGCAAGGGTGGAAGCAAAGCCCCTGATGAATCACCGATTGAAGCATTAAGAACCTCATTGTTTCGATTGAGTAAGCTAGACACAACACCAAAATCTGTAGTTGAAAAGATTAAGAAAGTTAGAAATTCCTTAATTGTATTTCAGAGCGGTGACCGTTTTAAAGACCGTCTTGCAAAGGAAATAACTTTAGGTAAGAAAATTTTAAAAGGTGCGCGTGGCATGGCAGCACTAAGAGACAAAGCTCGTAGTGAAAGAGAAAAAGGTGGTTCTTAAAAAACATCAAAGCCCTTCTGGTGGATTAAACGCTGCTGGTCGCAGATACTTTAAGAAGACTGAGGGGGCTAATCTTAAAGCTCCCCAGCCCGAAGGGGGCGCAAGGAAGCGTTCTTTCTGTGCGCGTATGGGCGGTGTTAAGGGGCCGATGAAGGATGATAAAGGAAAGCCTACACGTAAGGCTTTAGCTTTAAGGAAGTGGAAATGTTAAATGAGTTTGTATAAAAATATGAATGCCCGTAAGGCCGCAGGGACTAGCCGCACCAAGGCAAAGTCAACTGTGTCTGACAAGTCATACAAGAATATGAAAGCTGGCTTCCCTAAGAAAAAGAAAAAAGGAAAAACATAATGCCAACCGTAGGAAAGAAGAAGTTCCCGTACACCACGGCAGGAAAGGCTGCGGCTAAGAAGGCTGCTATAAAAGCTACAAAGCCCGTAAAGAAGAAACCTAATGCCAAGTAGTAAGAACTATGTCCGTGATTACTCTAAGTCTGGTGAGGGCAAGTACGATAAGTCTCCTGATAGGATGGCTGATAATCGTGCGCGTAAGAAGGCCCGTTCTTTGTTAGAGAAGTCTGGTGCTGCCAAGCGCGGTGATGGCAAGGACGTAGATCACAAGAATGGTAATCCGAGAGATAACAGCCCTAAGAATTTGCGTTCTGTAGGTCGTGCGGTTAATAGGTCGATCAAACGAAACAAGAAGGCGGGGAAAGCATAATGTGTATGAAAAAGCTTGAGTCCACTCAGAATAGTATAATGCCTAAGTTTCTGAGAAGTAATTTCTTTGGTGGTGAAAGCAAAGGTGGTGGCGAAGTTGCCAAGGGGCCAAAGACTACTGAGGATTTTTACAACGAAATGAAGACTGATTATGGGCCGCTCCCCAGCCTGAAAATTGGATCAAGCGTTGACCGTCTTGATAGTAAGTATACTTCTGTAACGCCCACCCAAAGGGATGGTGGTCAGCAACGATCATTGTTTAATCCTTATGGATGACGAGTCAAAGATGTACCTCAATAACATACTTGAGGACTTTCCTATATTTAAGGGTATAGAAGTTTCAGACAGGCGTTCAGAATCCATACCAATGCTTACAGACGATGGAAGCAAACAGTTAGAGTTCTTTCATCCAGAGGATAGCCGCACTGGTAAGTACTTAATGGAGATTTACAATCCGAGGCTTAAAGGTAAGAAATTAGACAACGCAATATTTGGCGAGTTCCTTCATGCGGCACCAGCATTATCTCCGCAATATAAGGTTGGCAAAGAACATTTGGTTCAGACATTTACAGACGCGCAGCAGGAGTCGAACATAAAAGCGTATGAGGACTCTGGTGATCAGCGACCTTTTGATAAGTACATGAAGTTCAGCAGAGTTGATGCTTTTATTCGCGGTTATGTAGCCGAACAATGGCCTGATTATTCGTATACTATTGTTCAGCGCAGGATAATGGACAAGATGATTGATGGCCTAACGAAAGAGGGTAGACCAATAAACATGGGAACTAAAGAATGACATTTATTAATACCCTCTCTCAGCAGGAGCGAGACACGCTTAGGCGAGTTGTTAAGCTAACGCATATGAAACATTACCCAAATGACTTTGTAAATAACTACGAGACTGACAAGATGATTGAGGCAATAGGCCCAGAGGTTGCTGGCCGTATGATTAAAGTTGGCATAGATCAAAACATAATGAGCAAGTAATGATTGATTTCAAATACAAGCCTGATGGTGACACGATTAAAGATTTCCTAAAGGATCAGACTTTCTTTAGAGGAATACGTGGCCCCGTTGGTTCTGGTAAATCTGTATGTTGTTGTGTCGAGGTTTTTCGTCGCTCCTTAGAGCAGCAGAAGTCTCCAGACGGTATTCGTAAAAGTCGATGGGCCATTATTCGTAACACTAACCCGCAGCTTAGAACTACAACTATTAAGACTTGGCTGGATTGGTTCCCTGAGAACGATTGGGGAAAGTTTAACTGGTCAGTTCCCTACACCCACAGGATCAAAAAGGGAGACATTGACCTTGAGGTTATTTTTTTGGCTCTTGATAGACCCGAAGATGTTAAGAAACTACTGTCTCTGGAACTAACAGGCATATGGATTAATGAAGCGCGTGAAATACCTAAGTCGATTATTGATGCTTGCACGATGCGCGTGGGTCGTTTTCCTTCTATGCGTGATGGCGGTCCCTCTTGGAATGGCGTTATTGCCGATACCAATGCGCCTGAGGAAGATCACTGGTGGCCTATCATGGCTGGTGAGGTTCCAATCCCAGATCATATTCCACGTGAGCAAGCAAAGATGCTTGTTAAACCAAGCAACTGGTCTTTCTATACCCAGCCAGCAGGAATGGTTGAGGATCGCAATGAAGAAGGTGAGATTGAAGGTTACATCGCTAATCCAAAAGCGGAAAACGTAAAGAATATGCTTGGCACTTACTACACTAACTTAGTGCAAGGTAAGACCAAAAGCTGGATAGACGTTTATGTGATGAACACACTAGGTCATATTCAAGATGGTAAGCCTGTATATCCTATGTTTGCTACTGATGTTCATGTGGCTAAAGAGGAAGTGCCGATTGCAGCGGGTCAGCCTGTCTATGTGGGCGTGGATTTTGGTCTTACTCCCGCTGCTGTATTTGGTCAAAAGATTAGAGGGCGGTGGTTAATTCAGTCAGAGCTTGTTGCTATAGACATGGGCATTGTTAGATTCGCTGAAGTAATGCGTAATGAGCTATCAACTCGTTTCGCGGCTGCTGGTGAAGTTATAATCTATGGTGATCCATCTGGTGACTTCCGAGCGCAGACCGATGAATCAACTCCTTTCCATATTCTTCGTGGTGCTGGCCTTCGCGCTTATCCTGCACCTTCAAATTCTGTTGACCTTCGCCTTGAGTCGGTTTCCTCCCAACTGACAAAGATGGTGGAGGGCAAGCCTGCGTTTCTTGTAGATCGGCGGTGT